ATTTATTATTCCTTATATTATTTCTTCGTTTTCAAAATAGTCTAACAAATCTTGTTCGTTAATATCTAATTCTTTTGAAATCTCTATTATTTTATTTTCTAAATTTACAACTATGTCTGAATCATTCTCAAGACCTGAGTAAACCATTTCAACAGCATCTTTCATCTTAGGTGAAAGTGTTTTATAATGTAAGAAAGAAGAGAATTCATTGTTCTCTTCCAACTCTGTTAAAATGTCAGAAAAATATTTCATTCCTTTTCTTTGAACATTCCATGTGCAATATCTTTTTTTCTGTCATCAAACACATCAGATATTTTTATTAACATCTGTGTATTCAATTCAGAATTTGCACTTGAAAAATCTCCTTTTTGTATTAGATCAATAATATTATTTTCCATGTTATAACCTCTAATTAATTATTTATAATAATTAAAACTGGTTGCCCTCTTCTTCACCATCACTTTCATTTCCAATTTGATCATCAATCATATTGATTTCTTTATCATTCATTTTCAATATGTTTTTTCTTACCCATTCTTTTGAAAAATAAGAACCAACGTATGATTCAACAGTTTGTAATATTTCTAATCTTTCTTTTAGTATTTCAGTATTTTTTAGTTCTGTAAAGTAACCATCTTGCACATAATTGTACTGAATGTTTTCTTTGATGTATGACCAATCTTCTTCATTGATAATACCTTTCAAAACTAACTGAGTTTTTAAAATATCATTGAAAAGTTCGGTAAATCTTTTACGAATTCTTTGTACAAACTTACTAAATTTTAATTCGTCTCTTGTTATCTCGTTTGATCTACCCAAAGAAAAACTGGATTCTGCTTCTAATCTTGAAACAGGTACGTTCAACGAACGATATAATTTGTTTTGAAAGTATTTTATGTCATCAATTTCGCCAAGGTTTTGACCGCCCGGTAAAGTTGAAATTTCTGTACCTCTACCACCTTCTCGGCGAGGTAACCAAAAGTCTTCAAGCATTGACATATGATTTCTGTCATCTCTAAGTTCACCAGTTGACGCATCATATACAATTTTGTTACGATAACGATTCATAACATCTTTCAAATATGCTTCTGCTTTCATTTTTGGTAAATTACCAACGTCAATATAAAAAATTCTTCGTTCAGGTGCTCTTGTTACACGATAGATAACAACAGCATCTTCAATCATTCTCAATTGATTGACTGGTTTGATTGCTTTGTGTAAATGAGATAAAACTGATCCACTACTCTGGTCAATATAACCAGATGGGCAATAAGAAATAGAATCCATTGATATTTTTAAACCAGATGTAGACGATGCAACATTCATACCACTTGAATTGAAAACATAATACTCTTCGTATTCTTTTTCAGAACTTTGCATATTTTCAATTGCTAATATAGGGTCTTTCTTATTTGTTTTTACTTCTCTAAATTTTTTGATAGTTCTCGGATCTAAATATCTTAGTTCCATAATACCAGTTCTTGGATTATTTTGATCTATGACTTTGTGAAAATATATTCTACCGTCTACATACCAGCGGCGAAAAATATCATGACCTTTGATATTAAAATCTAATAGTCTCAATACTTCATTAAACTCTTCAATAATTTTATTTTTGAGTTTATCTGAATACATAATATTATCTAATGATACCGAAACAGGTGAATGTACGCCATCAGCAACGATTGCCTCATTGACAATATCTTCGATTGCTGAATCACATTCAGGTTGTTGCGAAACATCTCTATACTTTCTGATTAGTTGATTTTCAGTTACTGATTTAGATTCTGTATCTAAATATTGCGATGAAAATCCACCGGCAACATCAATTGCCCCATCAGTAGGACTAGGAAGAGTGAACGCATCACTCTTCCTGTTATCCTTTTTTCTTTCAATTTTGAAACCGAATATTTCTGCCATATTGAATATTTATCTAACTAAATTAATCGTTTGTGACACCGGGAGTAACATCACTTGCTGTAAAGTGCTGATATCTCCATGTAACTTCAAACTGTTCAATTTCGTTTTGAGTTTCGTATGACAAATCAATACCTGTCATTGCCTGTGGAAAACAACCAATTAGATTGTAAGTTTTCAATACTGAATCGTTACCTCTGTCTAATTGTTGAACTTTCAAGTCTGCTTGGTAAGTTCCCGGATCTATTGCACCGGTATTATTTACTAAGTCATTCATTCCGTTCATCCACTGTTCAATTAAATTGCGAACCGCAAAGTCAGTATCATTGATAATTGTAGTCGTCCATGTTTCAAATTCACGATCACCGGCAATATAAAGGTTTCTGCCTCTAAATGGAACAGCAATCTCACCGATTGTCTGTCCGGGAAGTTGTGCCGTTTTGATCATGAAAGAAGTTCTTTCAGAATTATTGTCTGTTATCAAAGAAGCAGGTGTATTCATGATAACCCTAAATTGGTTAGCACGTGCACCACCGCCGATTAGATAACCTTTGAATTGATCTAAACTTGCCATGATTAACCTCCTACCTCAGAAAATGATACACCAGTTCTTGTTGCAATAAAGTTAAGTGAAATGTAACGAATTGATCTTGCAGGTTTAATAAAAATGTCTGCAACAAATTCGTTTCTATCAATAACTTCACCTGTGTTATTTGTTGAATCACAAACAACTTTAAAGTCTGTTATACCTCTTCTTGCTTGAATATCTCTCAAAAATGGTTCTACCAAATTCCTAAACTGTGATCTTGTAAACTCATCATTCAATTCAAACAACTGAAACTTAGAAGCGGTTGAAATTGCCTTTTCAAGAGTAATAAACAATCGACGAACATTGATTGCGTCAAATGCACTTGGTCTTGATAATGCAGTCTTGTCACCGAAAAGAATTGTACCTTGACCTGATTGAGTAATCACTGGATTGACTCTTGCAGGGAAAAGTATATCTCTTTGAGATTTGTTTGGATTGTAAGCAAGTTTAACAACGCCACGAATCTGACCACGATTGTAACCAGCAGGTGAAAACCATGCGTCTGCAACCTGTTCAGTGTTTGCACATAAACCGGCAATATCACCATTCAAAGGTATGTAACGATAAACGTCATTATACTTGTCGTATGCGTATTTGTAACCTGAATCGAATACAGCATAAGAAGATGATGAAAGGTTATCAAAGAAACCTTTTACATTGCTTGTCTGTGTAATTGAGTCAGTAACATTTACAACATCGGCACGACGAGGTGAAATAAACACGACAACATCTTTACGATATTCTGCAATATCAATTAGATTTGTAGCGTGAGTTACACCGTCTGTACCTGCTGGACTTGAACCTGCCATGATTAGATTTACATCTATTTCATCTGCATTTTTGAATAGTTCATATGCAGTTTTAAGTTCTCCAACAGTTGCACTATAATCGTCTGTTCCACCTGATAATTCGGTAGTGATTACAGCATCGTCACCTGAAGATGTAGATGAGAAAGTTGTACCAGATACTGGATCAGTACCTGCTTCTGATAATGAACTATCATGATCCATCCAATATATGTAACTTGACTGATTGTAAATTACGTTTGGATAGTAGTTAGTTCCACCTTGTGTAGTTTTCGCAGATGCTGCCTGAGAAACAAATGCGTATGTTTCTAAAACTGCCTGAGTTCTTTCACCATTGGTATCAACTTTGAAACCAGAAATGTCACCAGTTGTATCATAAACAACTATGTGCATTTCGTCTCCAGTTAAACCTTTACTATTTGCGTAATCGGAAGTTCCGGGTGCCGCATCGAAAAGATCATAAAATTTCCAACGTCTGCGAACCTGTTCTCCACCAGATAGTGCGCTTTTAATACCGCCACCATTTGGATTGTCCAACTGCTTGATTGTAATTGTATCCGAACCACTTACCGCAGTAACTTCATACTGCTGTCCGTCTGCTTCTTGAAAATATACGATGTCACCTGCTTTGATTTCTGAAGTAGAGTTTACGACTGGAATTACTGTGTCTCCAGCGTCTGCTCCATCTCCGTGAACAACGATTGTTGCTTCAGATTCTTCGTATGCAGTTGCATTTGTACATATTGAAACACCGATTGAATTTCCCCATGTACCAGCAGTTCTTGCCGCCCATATTCCTATTGAACCTTGACCGTCTGCATAGTTATCTTGGTAATGTGAGGTGTTTTTGATTAGTAAACCGCTACCGTTGCCAGTGGCATTTACTATTCCACTTTCTGCTCTGGCAACTAAAAGTGAGTTACCATATTGTAAAAAACTGGCAGCAGTCATCCAGTTTTCAAAATTGTTTGTGTTGGGTAAACCAAAGACTTTGACTAAATCTTGTTCCGAAGCGATTGCGACAACTTCACCCACTGGTCCCATTTGAAATGAACCAGTGATTGCACCAGTTGACGTTGCAACAGCAGGAACGACATTTGTTAAATCAATCTCTTTGGTTAATACACCCGGCGATATTTGAAATGCCATTTCTTTCCTCCATAAAGGTATTTAAAGATCATTATATTAATACTTGTTATTATTTATTCTTTTGAATATTTTGACTACCAATTAGTATCATATGTCCGTACAACAGGGTTCCATTTTGTACCATATTCGTCTACCATTTCACCTATATTTTCGTCTTCCAAACCATCTGAAATAAAACCAAAAGGTGACATATCTTCTTCTAATTGTTTTTGTTGCTCTGCATACATTTTTGCACGAATATCGACATCTGTTAAATCTTTGAAATATGTTTGATCAACCATCCATGCAAACAAAACACAACACATTGCTAAGTCATCATTTGAACCTTCTTCTGCTTTGAATGTTTGACCAACAGATACAAAAGAAGAAAGTTCATTTATCAAATCAAAATCATTTATAATTAGTTTATCATCTTCAACTAATTGTTTTAGATTTGAACATCCCATTGTTTTGATTGTCTTTGTAGTTTTTACACCCATTTGTGTTTTATTACCTGAGAAACCTTGACCTAAAACTTGACCACTTCTTCCTCTGGATGCTGCTAAAATAAGATTATCGTATTGTAAATCATAATGTAAAGCATTTGCAACTTGTTCACCAATATCATTGATTTCAACTAAAATGTATGCTTGATTATATGATTTCCCTATTTCGAAAATTAAGTTAGGGAATACCAATGGTTTGATTGAATTATTCTTATATTTACCAACAATTGTATATGGAACCTGTGACACATCATAAACTATAAATGCAGAAAAGTCATTATGCACACCTCTTGCAACGTCAACTGTGATTGCATATATTCTACCTTCAATTGGTTTTACATATTGGTCAAAACCAGCATTTGATTTGATAGGATTATCATAAACCATTATTTTGAGTTTTGAACCTGCTATCAAAGTATTTGAAGAACCTAAGAATTGACAATTGAATTCACGCTCAAATTGCTCTTCAGATGTGTTTCGTATGGTTTCTTCTTTCCATTTTTGATCTCTCCCCGGTACTTGTGACCAGTGAACTTCAATTGGATTGTATGAATTTCTACCTTCTTCCGCATCTGACCAAAGTTTGTAAAACATATTCAAACCATTTGGTGTAGAAACGATAAGCATTTTAGTTGTTTTACCAGATGAAATTGTAGGATATACCGAACTAAAAAAGTCTTCCGCAACGTGTGTCGGTACGAATGCAAATTCGTCAAGAAAAATTAGATTATAAGAACTACCACGAACAGCACTCGACGATGTAGATGATGCATTTATTTTAGATCCATTTTCTAATTCTAATGAACCCTTATTCCAAGACATCACACCTTGTTGTAACCATTTTGGTAAGTTCTCATATGCTAATTGTAGTCTACCTAAAATATCTCTTGAAGTTGCCGCTTTGTTTGCAAGTATTGCAACATTCATATTGTTATTAAAAATAACATAATGTAAAATATAAGAAACAACGGTTGTTGTTTTACCTGACTGTCTTGGAAGTTTACAAATTGTAAATCTATTTTCATGTACTGATTTAACAATTTTCTTTTGAAAATCATACATATCAAAAGGCACTAAACCTTCATCCAAAGATACAATCTTAATATAATTTTCAATAAAATGCATTGGATTATCCATGCATTTTTTGTATTCTTCAATTAATTCAGGTGTCCATTCTATATCTACGTTTGCAGGTTTTAATAATGGATTACCTAAATAATGTTCGTTGTTTGACATTACTTCCTTTTTTCGTACAATCTAAAACATTTTTCTTGTAAGTCAGCATCTACAACAGTCATACAATGACTCCAGATTTCTTTGCTATTGATAATGTTTGAAATCTCTTCGCATTCTTTTGCGCCTGTCTTACCATCTGTTTTGTTCGAAGACATACGACAAAATAATTCACGACATAAAGTTTCACCGTGTCTTTCAATATAATTTGGTGAACAAGCACTTTCTGCCAAGTCAGTGTTTGTTAGTTGTCGCTCTGCAACATTTTCATCTGTATCTGTAAAAAGAAATACAGCACCGCCTCCGATAAAAAAAGATACTACTGCTGCTATTATTGTTTCCATATTAATCATTTTTTCTCCAATAAATTTTCCAACTTTTTATAAGTTGCTTTCTTGTAATTTTTATTTTCTTCCCATGCTTCAGGTGATTGCCAACCACGCTGTTGAATTTGAAAAAACTTTGTATTTGTATAATGCTTAAATAATTTATTCAACTGATAAATCCAATGAATCGGATTTACAGATTTTTCATTTCCCTTCTTATAATTCAATGTGTCTTTATAAACATTGTTGAATTTTTCTTCAGTTGGATACAAATCAAAACCTATCAAGTAAATATTTTTTGATTCTTTTGTGCATGCAATATAAACCGCATTTGCACCTGATCCCCAGTTCATTTGATCGTCAAATTTATTATCAGTTTCTTGTGAGAATGGTATAACTGGTATTGATAATATATTGTCTTCTTTATATTTGTTCCAGCGTTCTCTGGTATAAACTGGTTTGTCATATCTATGTTCGATTGTTTCACCGACCATATTTCTATCTGTGCAAACTAATATATCTGGTTTGAAATCTCTATGTAAAGCGTTACAACCGATAATTAGATTTTTCTTTTTTGGTAGTATTTTTCTGAGTTTTTTTAAATCGAAATCTTTTCTTGATTCACCGTTTCCAATTACGAATATATTTTCCATATTTTCACCTATTCATTCTTTTTGTTTTGACCTATCATTCAACATCTTTTGTAACTCTGCCGTTGAACCTACGTACAGATTGTTGTTGATTGTGTTTGCTTTTTTATTGTCAGATTCTTTCACCTTTTTCATTTTACCTTGCAAGTCTATCAGTTTGTCAGTGATATCTGCAACATTTTTGATTAGATTACCAGCAACTTCATAAGCACGTGGATGTTCCGCTTCTTTTGCTACATCTAAAATACCTTCAATAGCATCTTGACCTTTTTCAATTAGATTGTAAAGATTTTCTCTTTGATACTTATAATCAATATCAACGTCTTCATCATCTTCTTTTTGAACTGGTCTAGGAACAGCAGGTTGTGATACCTTTTCAGATACCTCTTCTGGTAAACCTAGTATTTCATTCAATTTATCATTGCTCATAAAGTTGCTTCAATAATTGCGGCAGTCCAAAAAACTGTTAGATATACCGCAATTATTGTTGTTGTCATATAAAACTATTTATAAACTCTATGCATAATAATTAATTCTTAGAACTTTAGATGAATCTTTTTTTGTTCGAGACTCATCCATATATTTTTTACTTTCTTTTATCTCTAAGTAATTGACTAAAACCAATCCATAGTGATTAATACTATTCGTCTCCACCAGTCTCCGGATTATATGTTTTAGCGTCTTGAAAAAATGATATCGTTTCACTAAAACCAAAGTCATCATCACTTGTACCAATCGGTGTCGATTCAGGATCAGGTGCTACTGTATAACGATGTTCTCTTGAAGGTGAATTGACAGGTAAATCTGTATATTGATCGACTTGAACTTGCTTGATAATTTTTTCGTCTGTAACTGGTCCATATAGAAAAAACTTTGCAGTAAAAGTCAAAGTCCACATAATTGCTCGCCTTGTTACAAAGTCACCTTCATAACTATCCTCATAAGATATATCATCTAAAACAATTGGTATATCTCTGGTTTCATCCATTTCATTGTTGTCATTGATTGTAACTGTATAATCAGGTTGAAAGTATGGTAGTATTTGTTCTATAATTTCTAAAGCGTCTTCTGAATTTTTTGCCATAACAAAAAGTTCAAAAGTCAAATTGTAAGGAACAGGCATATATTGAGTTTTTGCTTTGTCTGCGCCGTTTGCAACTTTTAATTTATGCATACGATTTTGTTTTCTTTCTGGATCGTATGATAATGATCTTTTTTCGAAACCAATGCGAGGTAATGAAATAGCAGTTGACTTTGTTTGATTTGGATTTTGTGCCAATAAAGTCAATGCTTTTTTCTTTGGTCCATATGCCAAAGGAACTTTCATTGATTGAACTACGTTACCAGATGAATCTTCTCTGACTATTTGTATATTATTAAACATTGTACCAAATGCTACAATAACTTTCCTTATTATTCCGTGATAAAAATGATCACCTATCATTATAATACTCCTACGTCACCAAAAGGATTACTTTCAGTAAAATCTAAAATTGTATCGTCTTGCGTTTCAAAGAATTCGTTCTGCGCTTTCTTATCTATTATATCCAAGTTATAACTTTCTTGTATTAGTTTATACGGTGTATCACTTACACCTTCAAGTAATAAATTGTCACCGTCTTCAAGAACAAGTTGGTATAATAATTGATCAGTTGTAAGTTCATCTTCAATTGCATCGATATCTGCATAACCAGTATCAAGTCTTTCACTTGAATATTCAAACAACCTACATTTGAGTTTGTATACCGGTAAATTTTGTAATTGATAAAAAGGTTCGTCATGATCAACGAAACTAATTTCAAAAAGTTTATTAGGTGTTGGAAAAAATACTAAGTCACCTTCGTTTGGTCTTGATGCAGAAATCAAATTTGTGTCCATTGAAATTAACTGTTCCCAACGTCTTCTTGCTACAACCAGTGTCATTTCATCACGAATTTCTAAACCAAACTTTGTTGCAATTTCTTTTTCGCCTTCCATACCTTCATATGTTTCAACATACATTTCAATTAGATAAGCATCATTGAAAGTTGAAATTGAGTCTTCACCGAAAAGATCATCTTCGTTTACAATCTTTCTAGGCATATACAAAACGTCTTGCCCAAAGGCACGAAGTTGTTCAATGACTAAATCTTCATATAGATTTTGTTCGTTGTTTGTGCCTGTAGAAAAATATACGTTGGTTGGCATATATTATCCTATAATATGCATCGGTGGAAGTTCGTATGCAAGTTGTATCTGTTCTTCTAATTTATTGATTTCGTCTTGTGCTTGTTGGTAAATTGTTTCACCGTTTAGAGTTACACCACCCAACATTGAAACGCCGTTGAATTTAATAAGGTTTGAACCCCATTGTCTTTTGACTAATTGTACTGCATATTTTTTCAGAAATATATCGTCCCAGATATCTGTGTAACTAGAAGGATCTAATTTAGCATAACATTCTATAATAATAAATTCGTTTGCTGTGATTTGTTGCCAGTCAGCATCTAAGTATAATCTGTTTTGATGTTGGTTGTGACGAATAGGTATTTCACCTACTAAAATATGATTGAGAAAATCTAATTGTTTCATTGTCATATCATATTGAATGACAGAAGTTGAAGAAAAATCATAAAGATCATTCAATCTTAATTGATATCTTACATCAAAAAGATTCATTGAACCTTTATCAGAAAAATCAAAAACATTTAGAATTGATACGACACGATCAGGAACTGGTATCCAGTTATTTTGTTCGTACCAAGTTGCGGTTACTGAATTGTCTATGGTATCAGTGGCAGTTGTGCCAGAATCGTTTGCTCTTGCACGTGTGATGTCAGCAGATGTAATTTGATACTTTAGATAAACTCGCTCAATACCATCATAGTGATATTGAGCAAAAAACTGTAATGCTTCGTCAATGCGATCCTCTACTTGATCAGGATCGACATTGACATCAATAACTGGTTTACCTAATGCTCGTAAACAATATTCTTTGAAAGTTGCTCTGGTATTTGGTACTGCCATGTAGTTATTTATAAAATAACTTAACCGAGAGCAACACCCATAGCAATTGCAAAACCTTCGCTTGAAACACTACCAAAAGAAATGTTACCAGAACCATCTGTCTGTAAAACTTGATTAGCAGAACCATCCGAAGTTGGTAAAGTAAATGCAGAATTTACAGATAGTTTTGAAATATTTACAGCACCTGTACCATTTGGTGAAATATCAATACCAGCATTTGTAGTGCTTGTAGTTATACCACTTGATGTTATCTTTATGTTGCTTGGTAGTCTTGCTTCACCTGATGTACCACCTACTGAAACGTATGATCCACTTACTGCCGATACAAATAAATTACCAGATGATGTGGTTATTGATTGACTACTAGAACCGCTACTGTATATGTCGATATAACTATCTAAAACTACTTTACCGCTACCATTAGGTGTTATACTAATATTTGCATTTGATGCGGAAACAATAGAATTGCTATTTACATCTAAATCTCCACCAAGTTGTGGTGTAGTGTCATCAACTAAATCAGATATACCGCCGCTTGAAATTGTTGCCCATGATAATGATCCTGATCCATTTGTTTGTAAAACTTGATTAGAAGAACCATCTGAAGTTGGTAAAGTAAATGCTGAGTTGACTGTCAACTTTGATACATCTACTGTTCCTGAACCATTTGGTGTTATATTAATATTTGCGTTTGATGTAGAAATTATTGAACTACTATTTACATCTAAGTTACCACCTAATTGCGGTGAAAGATCAGATGAAACTTCAAATAAGTTATCACTTGGTACTGAATTGAAAACTAAAACCGACGATGTTGCCATTTATTTATCTTCCTTTTTTTTATTTTTTATCCTAATGCTATTGTAACTGCTAAATCTGTGCCACCTGTGCCACCAGATGACTGATCTACAAATTGTAAGTTACCTTCTCCATCTGTTTGAAGAACTTGACCTTCGCTACCATCGGAAGTTGGAAATGTGATTGCCGAATTAATTGTAAGATTCGAGGCATTCACTATACCGCTTCCGTTTGGTGTCAATATAATATTGCCATCAGTATTTACTGATGAAATTGTGTTTCCATTTAGATTTAGATTGTCAACCTCTAAATCTGTATCTATAATTACTGTACCAGTTCCGTCTGGTGAAAGTGTTATGTCTTGATTTGTTCCATAACTTTCAATCGTTGCATCTTTTATTTTCAGGTCGTCTAAAAATAAACTACCTGTGCCTTTTGAGTTTATATTAAAACTGCCATTATCATATCTGCTTTGTATAGATGCGTTTTGAATTTCAACATCGTCTAAGTAAATACTACCTACACCGTTTTGTTGAATCCAGATGTCACCATCAGCATCAGTTGCTGAGATTTGATTCCCATTTAGATTTATATTATCAACATCTAAATCAGTATTAATAACAACCGAACCTGTACCGTTTGGTGACAAGTTTATGTTACCATTTGATGTTGAAACTATATCATTTCCATTTACATCTAAGTTACCACCTAGTTGTGGTATATTATCATCAATAACATTAGATATTCCTAATGTGATTATGTTATTATTTGAATCCTTTACAAATATTTTTTGATCTGCTGTATTGATAGCAACCTCACCGACACTTAAATCACTTGATGTCGGTGAAGTGCTTGCAATTTCAGATCGTTTTAATCTAATTACTGCTGCCATGATATACCTTCATAATATTTAGAATGTACCACCATCCCACGTTGCACTACCTGCGGATAAGGTGCCACTAACATCCATATCACCACTAACTTGTACTGATCCTGAACCATTTGGATTTAAAATTAAATCCTGATCGGTATTTTCAGTAGCAATTGTGTTTGATTGAAAAATAATGTCATTATCCTCTAATGCTTCTGCTGGTCTGAATGGTAAAACAACACCACTTGTTGCACTTAGCGCAAAAAGTAATGGATTGCTATAACCACTTGTAGGTTCAGTTTGAGTCAATAAACCTGCTGTCGAATTTGACAAAAAGTAATAATGACCTGCACTTAAACCTGACAATCCAGTAACTTTACCTGATAAACAAACTGAAAAGTTATTCACATCATGTACTTCTGAGACTAAAAATAAACCAAGAGTGTCAGCATCATCTGCTTGCGCTTTTGCGTATGTAGCACCTGTACCGAAATACAGAACGTCACCTACTGAAAAACCATGCGATGATTGCGTAACAGAATATGATACATTTTTGTCTGACCATTCAATAGCACCTGAACCATCGGTAGATATAATCTGACCTCTAGTTCCTGTGTCACTGTCTATTGAAAATCTTTGAATGTCAACATTTCCTGTACCATTTGGTGATAAGATTATATCTGTATCGGTATTGATAGAAGAAATTGTTGCATCACTTATAGAAAGAAAATCAACATTGACTGATCCTGTTCCATTTGGAGATAAATTGATATCTCCATTTGAAGTGGATACAATTGAATTACCATTGACATCTAAATTGCCACCTAGTTGCGGCGTTGTGTCGTCAACTAGGTGGGCAATGGATAATGTAACAATATTGTTACTGGAATCTCTTGTGTATATTTTTTGATCAGCAGTATTAATCGCAACTTCACCAACCGTAATGTTTGATGTAGTTGGAACAGAACTTGCTGTTTCAGATCGTTTTAATCTAATTACTGCCGCCATAAAATACTCCTCTTATTCTCTTATTTTTCTTAGAATGTACCACCGTCTACAATAGCATTTAATGTTGCTAAGTCAGTAGACTCTGTGTAAGAGAATGTAGTTGTTGGTGCACCTGACAATCCAGTTACTAGGTAGTATTCACCATCAGTAGCATCACGGAAGAAACCAGTGTATTCAGTTGAACCATTGTTGTATGTTCCGTAAAAACCGATATCAACTGCGTCAGCAGAAGTGTTGTTATCACCTAATGATAGAATCGGGTCATCAATAGTAACAGTTGTAGATTCAACAGTTGTAGTTGTGCCAGTAACAGTTAAGTCACCAGAAACAATAACAGTACCTGTTCCATTAGGACTTAGAGTTAAGTCACCGTTGGAATTGGTTGTTGAAATTGCGTTACCATCAATTGTAATGTTATCAACGTCTAATGAAGTGATACCGTTTAGATCAGTTCTTGATCCACCAAGTGAAATACTATCGGAACCAATTGTGATTGCACTGTTTGCTAGATGAACATTGTCAACTGATCCGTCAACGATGTGCTCAGAATCAACTGAATCATCAGCAATCTTAGTACCGTCAACGATGTCAGCGGCAAGGTGTGCTCTGTCAACTGATCCGTCAACTATATGCTCTGAATCGATTGAATCGTCAGCGATTTTTGTTCCGTCAACTGCGTCTGCCGCTAATTGAGTTGTATCAACGCCACTGTCTGCTATTGTAACAGCACCTGAAGCAACTGTAAAGTTTGCACTTGCGAATGATGCAACACCTTTGTTGGATGCTGTGGCATCTTCAGCAGAAATTGTGATTGTGTTATTGCTAACAGCAGTATC